CCTTGTGCTTGACAGCCTAGGGGATGGCTGGCAAGCTGGCGTCGCCAGCTTGGTTCAAGGGCCATCCCCCGAGCCTGCAAGCCACCGGCTAGGCGTTCCCCCGAGCTACCCGCCACCGATACCCGTCTAGAGCTACCCGCCCGCTAGGCGCGATCCTAGGCGGTAGCGATCACGAAATCGTGATATAGCTGGCACCATTTAGTGCTAGAAAGCACTTGTATACCCGCCACTAGCCGGCTATATCTTAGATCACGAAAGCAGAAGAAAAGGCCGGCCACGCTAGCCGGGATCAAACAAAGCGCAAGCCTACCTTGGGGGTAGGCACTGGCAGGAGATACCCTGTCACTAGATCACGCTGCTAGCGTCCAAACCTAGCCGCACCTAATCTAGTGGGATCATATTCCAGGCGACGCATACAACGCGCACGCTACCCGGCCCAGCCGGAGAGTACCGATCGGTACGCCGCTCCCAATAAGTGGGGAGCGGAACGATCTAAAAGCTTATGATAACCTAGTCAGCCTAGTTGGCCAGAGGGACGAAAGCCTAGTAGCCTAGTGGTGCCGCAAGGCACAAAGCGACGGCGGTTGCATCTTAGATGGAACAAAAGGCAATTTCCCCCGACCAACTAAGCTGACAAGGCTAGCATACGCTAGAAACTAATGGAGTATATACAATGTCACACGAAATCACAACGATACCGAGCCTAAAGCTGGCGATTAAAGTGGCCAGCACGATCTACATTAGACCGCGTTTCGGCGTATCAGAAGCGTGGGTAAAGATCACCAAACAAGAGGCGAAGCTACTGGCGGATAGCCTACCCGAGCATATGACGCCGAACCAATGTGAGATGTATGCCGGCATCTTTGGCACGCTGGCCGCTGACTGCTTGTTTATGGGCTAATGGAGTATACACAATGTCACAGACTTTTACCGGCGCGCAAGTGTCAACCTACGTGGTGATAGTGATCAAAAACGCAATTGATCTTTATCTCAAAACCGGAATGAAGGCTAATCGAGCCTACACGCCGACCAACATGCTACGTACGGCCGGATACTATACCGGCAAGCAGTACAAGCGCGGTCAGCTAAAGCAGGCTAGGGACGATCTAGCCGCCTTGCTGCAAGTGTCTGCTATCACGCAATAGCTTGCATTTCTGGTAGCATCTAGCTTGCTAGATGCGGCCACAAGCGCAAGCTTGAAGCCTATCACCTAATACATACAAAGGAATATATAATGTCACGTAAAGATTACGAATTGATCGCAGCTACCATGCGCGCCTCGCAACCTAATGAGGATGCTAGTAACCCGGCGTGGGTGCAATGGGACCGTTGCGTGTGGAAACTAGCCGATGCATTGCGCGGCACTAATCCGCGTTTTGACAGCGTGCGCTTTATCAAAGCTTGCGAACTGAAAGGCTAAACCAATGCTAAATGATCATGATATGCGAACCTTTAACCAGACTGCGAAAGCAGTGCTAAAGCATAACAAATACATGAAAGGATACAAGCTGGACAGCTTGCTATTCCTAATGGAATGCGATGCGCGCAAGCTTATGCAAGATGCGCGCGACGAAGGCACCAACGGCTACATGTCCACACGCGGCTATGTTCTGTCAGCTTATACGGATTACGCTGGCAAGCTTTGCGTTTATGCCAGCGTATCGGCTAGCTTGTTTGATAACGACTAGCTTGCTTTTCTGCTAGCCGCCTAGGCAACGCCTAGGCGATTAGCACAAGCGCAAGCTTGGATACGTCAATATATACAAGGATAAATCTAATGGCACGCAAGGCAATGCGTTACATTGCGGTATGCGATCAAACTAGATCGCACACTTGGAGTGTGACGGATAGGCAAACGGGTAAAATTGTTATCGCCCGTTTGCTAAACAAAGATGAAGCAAGCTATGCCGCAATGCAACTAAACCTAAAAGATACAAAGGAAAGCTAAAATGGACAAAGACATTAAGGCACTGGCAGACGCCATGCCGACACTACCCGCGCGGTCGCAAGAGTTTGCCCGGTCGCTACTAGAGCACGCGAAAGATCGCGGCTTGTCAGAAAAGCAAATGTTTTGGGTGCGCAAGCTAGTGGCAGACGCTAGCAAGCCCAAGGCGGCTAGCGTGAGCCTAGGCGATTTTTCTGGCGTGATAGCCTTGTTTAAGGGTGCAAGTGAACGGCTAAAGCATCCCAAGGTCAGGCTACAGCTTGCCGATGGCAGACCGATAGCCTTAGCAGTAGCCGGCCCCAATGCTAGGCTACCGGGCACTGTTAACGTAACAGATGGTAAGCCTTTCGGCAGTGCCATCTGGTACGGGCGGGTTGATACCGCTGGCCAGTGGGATATCAGCGCCAAGCTGGATACCGCTACCGCCACCGCTATCACTGCCTTGTTGGTAAATTTCGCGGCTAATCCTGCCAGGGTAGCAGCGGCTTATGGCAAGGCTACGGGTAGCTGTTGCTTCTGCGCTCGCGAGCTAACGGATAGCAGATCGGTATCGGTAGGCTATGGCCCGATTTGTGCCGACAAATTTTCATTGCCTTGGGGGAACTAAAACCTGCTATGATCATAGCATCCTAGCATCCTAGGAAACTAGGATGCTAGGGATGCTGTGACCAGTGCATGTTGCACCGGATAGCCTACCCGGCTATTTATTCTGAAAAGGTTATGATATGCTCGATATGGAAATTTATGCTTACCGTGGGCACACGCTGGTAGCGTTCCCTAAGCTTGTGCTGATTCACGTTGGGTCGGAGGACACCAAGCCGGTGGCCACCGTGCCCACGCTAGATGACGCCATGCTAGCCGTGGACGCCATCCTAGAGTTGCACGCTGTCCAGGTAGCGGCGCGTGCGCTGCTAGCCGCCTTGGATGCTCTAGAGGCGCGCAAGGGCCATGGTGGCACGACCCACTAAGGGCCATCCCCACGCTAGGCCGGCTAGGATGGCGCTACACGGCTTTGACATGGTTTGGGCCATAGGGGTAGCTCCCTATGGTCCAGCCGCCGTGTGGGGCCATCCTAGCCGGCCTATCGTTGGCCTAGGTTACCAGTATCTCACACTAAACAAGGAAACTGACCTAATGGCGTATGTAAGCCCCAATTTCACTAGTAAGAAAGCCTTACGCGACGCATTGGCCCTAGGCCGAACGGTTGAAGTTTTTCAACCCGGCTTAGGCACTGTGCCCACCAATGGCACCATTGCCCTAGAGGGACCGCACTACCCCAAGCCCCATCGCTGGTATGCGGTAGGCACTATGGCCGATGGTAAGCTGGTAAAGGTCAAGTAACATGGCATGGCAAATTGAATTGATCGGCTGGCAGAAACTTGTTCTAGAGAATGGTTTGTCCGAGTATATTCGGAACAATGCAAATGCTGATCATTTGGACTCGCTAAAACATTTGCAGAATGTTTTACGCGACGCTGACAAAGTGATCCTAACTTACAAGGCTTGAATTTACCTATGGCGCTCCTGGCCCACGCCAGGAGTAGCTATAGGCAAGCGCAAGCTTGGCAGACTAAACAAAGGAAACTGATATGATGGAAACTCTAATAACGTTGTCTCTAGTGGTCTTACTTTTCGGTATCATAGGTAAGCTACTCTACGCTTTCTCTAAGGGTATATACAAATGGCAAAAGTGACACAAGATACACTGCGGCTGGAAATTCTCTATGATGCGAAAGAGCATTACATAGCAGCGCGTAACATGGCACACGCGACTAGCGCAGAAGCATCGCTTTACAGTCTGAAAATCGCAGAATGTGAAGCGATGATGGAAGAAATGCTACATCAACCGCCTAGCTATCGCGACTATTCAATCGATTGGGGAAAGGGTAAGGAATAAGGCTTGCTTTTACCAGTGTAACCTAGGCAACTAGGTTACGCTGGCAAGCGCAAGCTTGGCACTACAACGGAGTATATACAATGCAATTGATTGACGGAATAAAGCCACCGCGTAAGATATCACGCCAGCAGGCAATCGAGCGTATTATGCAACTAGAAGACATGATGCATAAATTGGTTGCTGATATGGACATATCAGGTATGTCAGCGGCTGGTGATGCTTTGGACAAGTTAATTGACGGACCACTAGACGCGGTATATACCGCAGTATGTGAAGGAAACTAAAATGAAAAGATGGTATGGCGTAAGTTATGGCAACGGTAATGATGGCGTAAGCCAAAGTTACCCTAACTTTCTAGTATATACTGATATGCCCTATACATTGGCACGCGCTGCTATAGTCAGCCAATGGAAAGACAAGGTATGGGCCAACAATAACGTTGACATAGATGGCGAAGAAGATTATACCATCTATGCAACAATATATGAAGGGTCAAATGGCGAAACGGAATTTGGCGCAGCTTATATGATTGCTGAAATATTTCAGATCGCCGATCCAAACGAATATAATTGCCCACAAAGTGATAACTTGTTTACTTCATTTGATAATGAAACTATCAAGTTAGTGCAAGAAGGTATAGATACATGATCCGAACGATGATTGTTGCACTCCTGGCGCTTGCGCCAGGAGTAGCTTTGGCAGATACTAGAGCAACCAGCTACCGTGACTCACTCGGGTATATACATACCGATGTGAAACATGATGGTAAACGAACTAAATGCCTAACCAAAACGAATTCTTTGGGATATACTACAATTTACTGTCACAAAGGGTAAATAAGTAATGGAGTGGGACAGAAAAACACTAAATCGCTTCTCTAGTAAAGTGGAACGATTAATAAAACTTGGTTGTAAAAGAAACGAAACGTTTGTTTTCGAGGGTAATACATTTATTCTCGGATATGCAACATACTTAATCGAGTATCTAGAAGAAAGGATAGCAAAATAATGCGTTTTTCTAATGAAATAAAGAAAGACATCAACAAAGTAGCGCGATTTCATTACTTAGATAAACATATGTGTGCAGCGTGGAATCGTAATCGATCTGCCAACGAATTACGCTTGTTGACAGGCTGGGTATGGCAGTCTAAACTAGATAATCAATACCAAATGGGATTGAAGACACTAACAGCCGCAATGCGCGATGCTTACTATACTATAATAGAACAACGATCCGCTCCTGGCGTGGTCAATAGAATTAGGAGAGTTGCATGAAAGTGCCACTAACGCCGGAAGAAGTTATAAAATTTGGTGAAATTGCTACATCATTACGCGAATGGTGCCGAGCTAACGGTAAAAATGCCAGAGATATTAACAGAATAATCGGTAAAAATCCTAGTTATTCTTCCGGATATCAATACTTGAACGGAAAGCTTGCACCGTCACCTTATTATCGCGCCCTATTATCCCAAGGAACCGGCATACCTGAAAGTAAACTAATGGTAAAGAAACTAACTACAGCAGTCGTTACTACATCACCACCTGTTAACCCGACTGTTAACAGTAAACCGACCGATGTATTGAGTTTCACTGTTAGTAATAACGGAGAAGCTAGGATAAAACTAGACGTTACTTTACCAATAGATAGTGCCGCAGCATTGTTTCGAATGATACTAGATGCCGGCATTGTAATGGGGAGTCAACATGGGTAGGCCAGCAACAACTAAAGAATTTCCGCGCGTGCATGTGCGACTAACGCCAGAATTGTATGAATTTCTAAGTAAAGAAGCAACGAAAGGATTTCGCACAATTAATAGCGAAATAACACTAAGGCTAACACAATCAATGCTCCTGGCGGAGAAGGAAACGGAACACTATGAGTGAAACAACTAACAATGACTTCGATATTAACGAAATCCTTGGTTCAATAGACAGACTAACCAAAGATTTGCGTAATGCTTCTCGCACACTATCTGACCGGGAAGTAAGATTTCTGGTAGACAGTTACTATGCAATGCAGCGGGATCGCATTCGCGCTAGTCACCAGACTAGGACGTTAGAGAGTAATAAAGAACCCAATGTGGTGTTGGATTGGCTAACTAATCAGCGCGCTACACTAGAGAAACAAGTAGCGCGTGCGTTAGATGTATACAGTAACACTAATCCATCAAGCAAATGGGCCAGGAGTATCACTGGTATTGGTCCGATCATTTCGGCTGGGTTAGTTACTCATATTGACATAACAAAAGCGCCAACTGTTGGGCATATTTGGCGTTATGCTGGCCAAGATCCAACAGTTGTATGGAATAAGAAAGAAAAGCGGCCATGGAATGGCTCGCTGAAACGACTGTGCTGGATTATTGGGGAAAGTTTTGTTAAAGTATCGTATTTGGAAAGCGATGTTTACGGCAAAGTATATCTTGCGCGTAAGCAACAAGAGATTATGAAGAACGAAGCACTACAATTTGCTTCGCAAGCGGAACATATTCTGGCAACAAAAAACTTTGCGGCCGATACTGAAGCAAAAAAGCATTACTTGACTGGCAAACTACCACCAGCACATATTCATGCAAGAGCAAAACGTTATGCAGTAAAATTGTTCTTGTCACATCTGCATCATGTGATGTATGAATTGCATTACCACGAGCCGCCGCCGAAGCCATATGTCATTGACCATCTTGGTCACGCGCATTTCCTTGCGCCACCGAATTGGCCTATGGCATGATCAAACAACATTGCTTGGCTATACTAACGTTAATATTTGCTTTATCTTTAGCAACAATATTGTTACAAAGATAAAGTCATGCTAACCGAGTGTACCACTGTAGACGAACGAGTCACGGTCATAGAAGTGTACCAATGTATGAGAACGAGTTATTACAATCGATAGTACCATGTATGGAGAACGAGTCAAAACTTGTGATAGTAACATTTTTCGTGAACGAGTCATCTTCCTTGATAGTAACAAGGAAAAGTAGCGAGTTAGTGCCCTAGGAGAGTACCATAAAGAACGAACGAACCACGCTGTTTGATAGTATCATGATTGTCGAGTTAGTTAGAAGCCGTAAGAGTGCCAGTAAAAAGGAACGAACCATCTAGAGAGATAGTAACAAACTGTGAGAGTGAGTTAGTGACAATCGATAGTACCAGAGAAAGGAAACGAGTTAACAGGAACGATAGTAACATTAGAAGAGAACGAGTTACCAGAACCAACAGTAACATGAGATGCGAACGAGTTACAAGCCTTCGATAGTAACAATGAGAGTGAACGAATTACAAGCTCCGATAGTGCCATACCCCGAGAATGAGTTACTTAGCCAGAGCGTACCATAATGGACGAACGAGTTAATATCTGTGGAGTGTACCAATAGACACGAACGAGTTAAAGTGCGTGACAGTAACATATAGGTCGAACGAGTTATTTTGAAGGATAGTACCAAAATAGGTAAACGAGTCATTTCTCGCTAGTGTACCACAATGGACGAACGAGTTATCTGTAGGAAGTGTACCACAATGAGCGAACGAGTCAGAAGTTTGGATAGTAACATCCTAAGCGAACGAACCATTGGCGATTACAGTAACAGTATGTGAGAGTGAGTTAATGTATCAAGATAGTAACATTGGCGATGAACGAATCAGCAACCGTGAGTGTACCATAATGAAGGAATGAGTTACTTAAAGGAAGTGTGCCATTTCAGGAGAACGAGTCATCCGTGATAACAGTAACAGTGCGAGAGAACGAATCATCAATCCAGATAGTAACACCTCCTCTGAATGAGTTAAAGCTCACGATAGTAACAAAGCGTTCGAACGAGTTAATGTCCGCGATAGTAACAAAGCATTAGAACGAGTCAAGACGCTTGAATTAGTACCAATCAGTTGGAACGAGTCATATCTCGAAAGAGTACCAGCACTGCCGAACGAGTTATTACCCGTGATAGTAACATGGTTCTAAGAACGAATCATTTTCCACGAGTGTACCACGTTAGAAGAATGAGTTAATTGGCGGTGATAGTAACAAATGGAGTGAACGAGTCATCTCTTCCGATAGTAACATGTTTGAGGAACGAACCACCATCCCCGATAGTATCATGAATTGGTAGTGAGCCAATCATCATTGACAGTAACAAAGTATGAGAGCGAGTTATAGGTTGAGAGAGTACCAAAGTCATTGGAACGAGTTATATTGACTGATAGTAACATTCGCGACGAACGAGTCACATTCCCGATAGTACCATTCACGGGGAACGAGTCATCGACTTAGATAGTAACATCTCCGAAGAACGAGTTATCATGTCAAATAAGTAACAACTATGGAGAACGAGTCACTTCAGTTGATAGTAACAAAATAAGGTAACGAGTCATCGCAGTTAATAGTAACAAGGTCTGGTAACGAGTCAGTGCCTGTAATAGTATCATGTTTGGCGAACGAGTCAAATTCCCCGATAGTAACATCTCTGAAGAACGAGTCATTCCTTACGATAGTGCCAAACTGCACGAACGAGTCATGCAGCGGGATAGTGACAGTAACCGAAGCGAACTAGACTAAAAACTTGAATAACAACTAACACTCCTGGCGGGGCATCCATCACGCCAGGAGTGTTTTTAAGGAGTTAGTATGACTGAACTAACATGGCAAGATCGTATTAACAATTACGCAAAAGTATCAGGTTTCCCTGCTAGTTTATTCATTGCCGATGATGGTAGAGTAGTTGGCACTTGGATTATGGGTAACAATTACCGAGTAGCATCGGATTATTATGGTGGTTATCCGCCAACATATTTACGCCGCATCAAAGCATTATTCCCTGATAAGAAACGAATTCTCCATTTGTTCTCTGGCCATGTAGAATTAGATCAATTCCCTGGCGATACAGTTGATATTCAAGCTGGCTTAAATCCTACCTATGTCGATGACGCACAGACATTAAAGAATGTTCCACTAGAACAATATGATTTAGTGTTAGCTGATCCACCATATAGTAATGATGATGCAGAACGTTACGGCACTACCATGATTAAACGTAACAAAGTAATTCATTCATTATATGGATTGTATCCTAACGCGCATGTAGTCTGGTTAGATCAAGTATTACCAATGTATCGCAAAGATGAATGGGACATAGAAGCAGTGATTGGCATGGTTAAATCTACCAATCATCGTTTCAGAGTCATTACTATTTTTCGTAGGCTTTAATCAAAGCCTAATCGAGACATGACAGCCCATTTAACAGCGGCATTTTGGGCTTGCACATCCCAACTATGCGTGGCGTTTTTACGTTCAAAACCGTTACGCACTGCATAGTCAATCAGTAGTTTCATTTGTTCTTTAGTCAAACTGAGTCTGACTATTCTAGTATCATTCTCTAACACTGCATCTTCTCGGCGACCCATTACTTAGCCTCCTTTGGCTTAGGTGGTCTAATAACCGGCTTGTATACATATGTCGGAATCGAAATGATTCTTATGAAGCCAGCACGAATTTTCGCACATGTTCCGCAAGACATTTTTGGTAATCTCCTTACGGAACGATTGCCCACTTACGCTCTACTTTCCATTGTGTTGATATCGAGTCGAGAAATTCACCATGCAACCAATTATACGGTTCAGTTGCGGCCGGAATGTTTTCTCCAACTGCTAATGCTAATGCACCGCGAGTATAAGCATTGTAAGTAACTGTCCCAGGTTCAGCAGTATACAATGCCTCTGGATCATCAGGCATAGTAGGGAATTTCTCTGGAATTGCCGCAACATTACGCGCTGCACATTCTTGCCATGACTTAAACTTTGGCCCAAGTATCCGATGACCAACAACATGGGCAACTGGTTTAGTTCTAGTTAGTGTCCAGATGTTACCGCTCATTCCAGTAACAGTTGTAATTTCATCCTGTAGCTTCATTTCAAATGGCGGATCAGGCCAAGGTTGTTTGTGCCAAGGATCGACAACGATAGTAATATCTTGAGCAGAACAATCTTCCGCTAATGTCGCAGCATAACAGAACAATGCATTATACAATGTTGGATTTGGCCACGGCCAATATTCCGCGTGAACACGATTAACTGTACAATCTAGTTTCCAGATTAGCGCATCCATCCAATCTTCATTACCCATTCTTACTGCAATAGCAAACATTGCAGTCAAGAAATCTTCCTGCCATGCAGGAAAGTAACTACCAGAGGGTATGCCAGGAGAACCTTGCGAACCACCAGACGCAATCAAATGTAACGGATCGCCCGATGCCATTTTTTCTTGCACCCAAATGAGATAACCATCTAGATGATCTTGCCAATAACTTTTCGGTAACAACCAATCCGGAACGTTTTCAGGAGTTGCTGCCAATGCATATAACGTGTTACGCATCGACCACGCTAAGTAACGACCTACCTTCCGATACCTTGATTGTGGTGGGTCCATCAAGAAATCCATGTTTGCTTGGAATTGTACTTCTTCCAAGTAATACGGATCGCCTGTTAGTAGAAACGGCAGATAGGCTTGGGCTGGTGAATGTCCAGTATCGTAAGCCATCTTCATTCCATCTACAGTACAACTGGTTCGCTTGATGTAAGGATCAGCACCATTACCAGATGAATACATAGTAGCTTTGGGATACACAAATAAATCCATTGGTGCGATACCAGTCCGATCTCGCACATGCCAATTTAGTGTGCCGCCAGCTTCAGCTTGATCTAGTATCGTTTGTAGGTTACTACCAACACAGAGATAATCTGATTGCCAACCAGTAACGATACCAATATCGGCTCGTTCGCCAGTGGTAGCTTGGTTAGGATAGATACCAGCTAGACGCATGATAGCATAGGTTTTGGGGTTGTAATCATTGGCATACCGCGACAATACCGAACCATCATAATGCGGCACCAATTTCGCTTGAATTAGTTCTTCTACCGTCTTACGCACTGGCCTTACTTCAGATTGCCAACGCCAACGTGACAAATGGAAGTGTTCTGGTACTTGTAGTATTACTTCACTACCATCACGCTTTTTAATCTTTACTGTATATGCGCCTAGATTTGTAGCTAGTTGATTCCATGGATCGCCAAATTCAAATACCCATTCTTCGCGATCACTCATAATATCGGGACGATAATAAACCCGAGCATTTGGCGCAGATGAAACCAGACACAATACATTGGCTTGTTCAAATTTACCTGCTGGATCACAATAACTTTCTAGTTGTGCGCCATCCTCCGGATTAAATACAAAACTTACATCACCAATCGTTACTGTTGCTTGCACTTCTCCTGGCGGGAGGGGTTCAGTTGCTGTTACTGCAATGTTATATTCAATGATAGTATCGCTCATGGCTTCGGTGCCTTAAATGTTAGTGAACCTGTATGCACGCCTTCGGTTAGATCAGTAGCACCAATAACCAAATTACATGGTGGCACACCGCCGTTAGTTAGTGAGAATTTATTAGCATCGGTGCCAGTCATGGTAATTGGATGGGTATACGGCGTGCCAGTAGCAGTAATCGCAGTAATATTAGCAACGACTGTGCCACTATTGTCAGTGGGCACCGCAGTCATATTGATCGGTCCATCTGGATCACCATTGAAGTATAGTGTAACAGTATCATTGACTGTTACTGCTACTTCGATGGTAAATGGAATGGTAGTATTAAACGTTGCAGGCATGACATTCTCCTATTTGTTTTGCAAACATTGCGCTAACAACTTGTTAATAAGGTCCACCGTATATTTTGCTCTAGCATCAACGAACCAATAGAGTAAGAACAAAGAAACGACATTAACAATAATCAACGCCAAATACTGTGGTGTTAGTGCATTAACAATAGAACTACCAAGCTTAATGATAGTGTTACCATTACCATTAATGAGTGGTGGTTTGTCACTCATCGACAACAGTAAATCCGGATACAGGTCTAATCGGCAACTCTATTTCCGGTTCATCTACCCAACCTTCCGGCGCTGGTATTCTACCCAATGCAATATCAGCTTTCATTCGCAACCGTTCTAGTCTAGTAATATCAGGGAACCATTCACCAGTTAATACTGGTGGGCGCTGATTGATATCGTCGCTATTGTCAGACATCATAAGTCTCCTAGATTACTTGTCCACCAGTTGAAATCTCTCCAGCAAGGGTTCCTGGCAATGACGCTGATTGTCCACCGCCATTAAGCACACCATTCGCCCAAATAGTCCATTTCTTACCCGTTATGTTTCCAGTATAAGTAAAGTCATAGCACTGCACAACACCAGCAACAGTTGCAGTAACAAATACACCTGCTCTAGCGCCTTCAAACGTAGCCACCATACTAACTAACACCACATTGCCAGCGTTTTGGCTGTGGGCTACTGCATGACCAGCCGTTAATGGATTACCATATACAATAATAGTGGCGTTCTTTTTCATTGGCCAAATCACACCACCTTCAGCAGCTATCATTTGGCTAAGGGTGCAGTTGCCAAATGCCACGGCATCAATGAAACAAAGACCCGCACGCACTACAATAAGTCCCCAACCGCCAGGATCACCAATCTGCGGCGCAGATAGTCCAGTCGCTTCAATCGCTATCCCAGACAAATGCAATACAACACCTTGCTGCACACCAACTGCCGCACCATTAACGTTGCGAATGATATATAATTTCGGATTCAACTTATCGCCAGTTAGATGTATTGCGCCGTTACCAATGGCAACTTGAAAATCACAAGCTGCATATACGCCAGGAGACTTAAGTTGTATAACCACCCAGTGATTAGCAAGATCCAGCCAATTGAGAACATAATTATAAGCGTACTGAATAGTCCTCCACGGATTGCCAATTGAGCCGTTGCCCGTGGTATCGTTACCAGCTACATCAACATAGAGGATAGTATCAGCAGTCAACACAATACGTTGCTTGGCAATAATAGCATCGCGTAATGTATTGGGATTAGTTTCACTGGCAGTCTGGCCACCCCAAGCAAAGACGCTCGCCATTTGATTATATAAGTAAGTATCTTTCTGATCGTTCCACTTAAACATCGCATTGAATAATTCAACGGATGGTGGTGCCGCTCCAAGAAACGAAAATCCTGCGTTAGCTTGCGCATCACTAGGATCAGTAGATACACCAGTGTTAGCCCAAGTCTTTACGAAACGATCAAACCATGATGACATTAATTAACCTCCCTACTCGGGATATGTTCAGCCTGTTGCTCCTGGCCGCCAGGAGTGGGATTGTTAGCTTGTTGCATTACTTGCGGAACGATTGCTTGAATTAGTGGCGCGGCCATTTCATATGGCATTTTACCTAGAGAATTTAATACTTGTTCCCATTGTTCCGCCTTCAACTTAACCGTGCAAATAGTATCACGATCAATACCGGAACCGTTCATCTGCTGACTCATGCTAACTCCTAGTGGATAGTTGCTTCTAACTGCTCAATGCGAGCAACTAGCTTATCAATCATTGCTTGTTGTTGCTGTATAGAACCTACCAAAGCAGCACACAAAGTATTATGGTTCATACTCCAAAGTTGCGTGGCACCAACAACACCTTTGCCAACTTCATCATCGCCTTTTACTACACTACTCGGCCAGATTTCATGTTGTGTCTGAGCAACAAATCCAACTGGTATTAGTTCACCAACATCCTCAGAATCAAATAGTCGCGCCGGTTGTTGAGCTTGCCGATACTTGAACTGGAATAGTGGCGTAGCCATTACTGCTGCGAGACAGTCGAAAGTAGATGGTGCGACTTCAGACTTTACTCGGATATCAGAGAGCGGTTGCACGCCAATCTCTACTGCATTGTCTACCCGTATATATAGATTAGCGCCAGTCCAACGGTTATTAAATCCGTTAGAGCCAATGTTACCGTAGATGACTCCTACACCTTGACAATGTAGATTCAATCTCGCTTCAAAACTACCACTGGCGCGGATAGCAGCGTTCCATTGCTCATTTTCATAAAATATCCAAGCACCATCAGACTGACGCTGTAAACGATACGCATCATTATAGGCAACATAGAAACAACCATTGCCAGACATAATGCCGTTGTTGCCTTGCACACGACCAACACCAGTAACATTGTTATCTGCGTGAAGATTAACTGCACATGAAATGGAAGCCTTAGCCCACATGTTACCAGTAGGATCGCATTGCCAAAGTATCTGTCCCGCAGAGTTCCAATAGCCTAATAGTCCAGTGCTACGTTGAAAGAACAATCTCCAATTGTCTAAAGTGAAACGAATATTGATATCAGATGCATCCGCATAGAGCGCAAAGCCACCACTCAACAGTGCATTGGAAGGATATATTGCGCCGTTAGTAGAAATGTTACGAACACCAACAATATCTAGGTTAGCAGTAATACTGCCGCGCGCCCATAGATCACCATTACCATAAAAGACGTGCATGTTAGTGCCGGCTGGATTATCAAACGTTAGATTGCCAGTACTAGCATTGAACAACAACCGCCAACCATCAGTTGTAAATCGAATGTAACGATAGGTAGCATCAGCATAGATAGCAAAGCCAGTGGTGACTGTAGCTCCTGATGGATAAAGGAAACCAGTATTAACGCTGCCATTCAAACCAATAACTGGCGCAGTAAGAGTCAATCCTGTAGTAGCCTGTCCGCTTCTTGTTACTCCAAAGAAACCAGTGCCAGAATTGAATGCATCGTTAACAAACTGCATATTGAAGTTGCCGCCGCCATCCAAGAACATATCAACAGTCTTGGCATCAGTCGGCGCGGCAGTAGCAAACAGACTAATTCTAGTATTGGTTGTTGTCTTTATCTGAACATTACCACCATTGAAGAATACCAATCCGTTAGTTACTAGATTACCTGTTACTGTCAAACCACCAGTAATTGTTCCGCCAGTCAATGGCAGATAGTTCCCAGCCTTAGTATCTACATACGTCTTGTTAGTTGCATGGGTGCCTAGGGTCGGAACGGTTGCTGGTAGTTCCAGCATACCAAGTAACGTTCCACCAGTTAGCGGAAGGAATTGTCCTCCAGACGTATCAATGTTGAAGTCTACATATTGTTTCGTTGCTAGTTCTAGATTAGATGTAGGATCGCGCGCTACCGATATAGTATTATTGGTAACGACAACATTGCCAGTTCCTTTCGGCGTCAATCTAATTCCGATGTTAGTATCGGAACCAAGAGCTTCAAGTAATGGTGCGGTAGCAACTATTGACCCTGACACTTGCAAGTAATTAACAGCAGAAGCAACTCCATTAACTCTAAACTGAGTTGCACTGTTACTATTAAAAAGTATAACACTAGGCCCAGGAGTAATCAAAGATAGATTACTTGTAGTTCCAGCAGCGCCAATAAACCAAGTATTAGATCCGGCAGAATAACTAATATCGGCACGCGATGTTCTTGCGCCAGCCAAATCATTCAATCGTAATACTTCACCACTCGTTACGTTGCCCAAGGATAGACTAGTTGCTCCTGGCGCGCGGATGTTCGTAACAATTACATTAGCAGAGAACGTTGCTTGTTTATCAAATGTTATACCAGCGTTCTGGAAACGAGCAATGCGGGCTTGGTTTACATCCGAACTAATATCGTTTGTAGTAGTGCCAGTCCAAATGTCTAGGTATTCAGTTCCCCAAGCACTAACCATTCCGGCGCGGATAGACGCAATGAACCTGGGGCCGTAATCAGTTCCACTAGCGAACGTTCCACCAAAACGTAGTTTACTCTCCATCCCGTTAGTGCCAGGAGATGATGCTGGCCTAAGATAAAGTTGCGCGGTGGTAGCAGTAGGATGCACCGCTATTATTGTATTGCCGTTAATTGTTCCGCTACCAGCAGTCAATGCACCTGTTACGCTTCCAACCGCAGCGGTTAATGTTCCTCCAACAGTTGCATTATTTGTTACTGTTAGTGCAGTGCCGGCCGCACTAAATGTAGTTGCGCCAGTAACTGTTCCGCCAATCAAAGGCAGAAATGGCCCGCCCGCGCGCGTAATGGTAGCGTCAACGTATTGTTTTGTTGCAGCTTGTAGAGCAGTAGTAGGATCAGATGGAAGCACAATAGGAATTTGAGAAGTTACAGCAGTGAAAGAAACAGTAAGTCTATCTGTTCCGCCAATATTAGATACAATAGCGGCGCCAGTAGAAGCTAGAATATTCAATCGTCCAGAAGTAACACTAAAGCCATATCCATTGGTATGCAAAACAATATGTTTAGACGTATCGACAACTGTAGCGCCAACATTGGTTCCGAAACTAATACCATTGGTATATGTTGTTATTCCGGTAGCGCGATTGACACTCCAAACATTAGTAACTAAAGCGCCATTATCCGCGTAACTATTCAACTCCAAATTACTACCAGCATTTCCAGTTGATTCTGTGCTGGCAGGATTTATAAGCAAGCCCCAACGATTAACTCTAGCAGTCTTAAACATAACTGCTCTATACTCACCAGACGGTCCATTTACGGTTACGAATGAAGCGCCTGTATTAGCGCCAAAAGTAGCCTCACCAGCATCCAAAAGGAAACGATCTATGCCACCAACAACGCCGGCAATAGTTCCAATTCCAACTAAATTCAATCGTCCAGTAGTAACATTAAACCCATAACCATCAGTATGCAAACTAATGTGACGAGTTAGATTAGTACTAGATGCCGCGAGCACACCGCCAAATCCTAGACCACCAGATAATGAACCACCAACTAACGGTAGCCACGGTCCTCCTGATCTGGTAACAAGATTGTCAACGTATTGTTTCGTTGATGATTGTAAAGGGGCCGTAGGATCAGCAGGCAAAGTAATAGGAACTGTTGCAATTACCGCAGTATTGTTTACCGTTAGTTTATCTACACCGCCAATTACATCAACGATATTAGCAGTAGAACCAGCATTTATATTTAGTCTACTACCAGTTACATTAAGCCCATACGTTCCACCATACAAAGAAATGTGTCTAGTATTATCAGTTGGACTAGCAGCAACCGCCGATCCTAAATCAAGTCCAACGGCTGATGTTATTGCAGTATTACCAACAGCAACTTTGATTGCTCCGGCAATATAAAATACATGATTTGATCCGCCAGGAACATTATAATTCAACGCACCAGAGGTAACGTTAAAGCCAAAGTTGCTAGAGTATAGCATAATGTGTTTGGATAGATCAGTAACACTTGGCGCTAACTGCGAACCAAATGATGCGCTATTGTTTATTATTACTTGACCGGAAGAACGGCTAATAATAAACGGTGTGCCTTGCGATACACCAGCATCATTAAAGTTTTCGATACTGAAATGATTCGCGGATTCACTACCAGAATTTCCGAGATTGATACCCCAACGAGTTATGCTATTACGTCTTCCTAGTATTACACCTGTACCAGCAGTCGCGCCAGTAGTATTGAATTCAATAGTTGGCGCAGCACCACTGTTATAAATAAACGATGAGCCACCAGCCATAGTACTTCTTACTTGGCCGGAAAGATTACCGCCAACTAACGGCAGCCATGGGCCTTGATCTGAATTGTTAGCTAGGTTTTGTAATGCTTCAATCTCAGCCTTGGTAAAGCCAAAGTTTTGCCTTACAGTAATGGTTGTCGGATTACCATAGACCGGATAAATCGGATTGACTTGCGAAACCATTTAGACTTGCTCCTGGCGCGGTTGCGCTATGTCAGGTTCGTATGGTAACATTTCTGCGCCGGTTAGTGTTGTTAATGTTCTCAAATCAGCGGATGTCAATACATTCTTCCAATATTGCACTTTGCGTATATGGCCACACATATTCCCGCCAGTTACTCCCCACGGCGAAACTCCAATGGCTAGATTACTAGTCCATTTGAATGGTCCTAGAAACGCTGTGTTATTGACTCCTACTACTCCGCCATTATTACTAGCAGTTAAACGATTGGATTGATATGTGCAACCCATCTTCTGAACTATGTTGTAACCAACTACAGAACTTCCAGCACTCTTGCCCACAGTATCAAGGATAGCAGTCATTCCATTACCCGCTTGACTGAAGTAAAGTGTATTGCCAAACGTTCCATTGGAAAATCCTCCAGGAACATATGCAGCTTTACGGGCAATGAATTCAATAAGTAACGATCCTTCATCAGCATTAAACCACGAACCTAATGGCGTAATGTTACATATCTCAACTGATCTAGTGGCAACAGCAGTTGTAGTTGGAATGTAACTAGTAACGACTGCTCCTTGTTCTATTTGAACACCCCAAATATAGGTTCCCTCTCCCTCAACGCCAACATAAGCAGGAACATAGAAACTAGGATTTGAAATGTTTGCGTTATTTATTCCAAGTCGCACACTAGTTGTAGAGGCACCAGTAGCAGTCATTATTAGAGTGCAACGATAGATACCATTGCCGACATTGACAATAGAATTTATAGCAGAACCAGAAGAAATTACACCGTTTTGTAAATCAAATGTGCAGATTGACGCTGGCGTTCCACCACCTTGGTCATCCAGAATAAATTGAACGTATCTAAACTCGCCTCTTTTAATAAAACAAGAAGCTGTATATTGAGTGTTCCCCAATGCTGCTGTTGCAACAAATTGCATTCCATGAAATGTATTTGATGTTGTATTAGCCATCTTAACAAATGTATTGGTTCCATCAGGAGCAATACCAGAATTAGGTATTCTCGTAACACTCGACAAATAATGTCCGGTGGCAGGAACACTAGGGAAAAGTTTATTTGTTCTTGCTTCCTCAATCATTACTCCTTTTAATTCATGTGTAACTGGATCGTAATCCCAACGTGGTTGATTGATGGTGGTTGTAGTTTGCATTACTCCATTGATATCGAAATAAGTTGCCGGTCCAGCAGCACGAGTAAATGGAGCACCAACAGGAAAAGTTCCTGGCACCATAAAATCTAGGCTAAGTGACGGTGCAGAAACAATTGTAATTGGTGGAATGTTAGAGTTAATCATTCTAGCAAGAATACCAACGCCAAAACCAAAGTAAATGAGTTGGTTAGAGAAACCAAACGTCTTGGTTAGATCAAACAAGTAAGGAAAAATCTGCACACCACCGGCGCGCGGAATGATTTCATCTATTATGTCTGCGCGATAATCCGCATAAGTAATAGTCATATCGTTAATCATGAGCGCAGCGTTAGCATTGCCCATATCAAAGATCGCGGTTTTCGTTACTCCTATTACATCATTAACAATTCGCATGATATCTTCAGCGGTGCCATGCGAATTGTTGTCAGCGATTTTTGTATAAATAGCCTTTCTATATTCAGTATCACCTAGAAATCCACTGGTAGCGTATGGGTCACGGTCAAAACGCATACGATACGTTCCGAAAGCACGCCCAGCGGGTTGAGAAATGAAACCAAAGAACGGTAAATATACTGAGTTGGGAACTTCTCTTGATTTACCAACGATACTGCCAACACCATCCAATTGTACTCCTTCGGCAGTATCAATCCATCGTTTCGTGTATAGTTCATTTTGTGTAGTATCAAGTTCAACTAACGGCGGATAGAACGCAGTAACAAAAGCCTCAGTATAAGGCTTGTTTTCATGTTGCGCGAGGAAATGCGACCAAGCAATGGTCGCATGATCATGCAAAAAACCTAGTTTGTCTTCGTCTGCCATTAAGTCACTGCCACAGTAATTCTATCGGTAGCAAAACGCGACAATTGCCTAACTGTTACTACTCTATTAGCTAGGAAATATTGATTTGGTAAAGGAACTTCATCTGGATTTGTTGTCAAAGCAGTGGTAATTATCATACTAGCTATGCCAGGAACTTGTTGATACACTGGACCATAAAATCGTTGAGTAATGATATCTTTACCAACACCGAAAGTATTGCCGGTTTCCGCCATAATCTCAGCAATCGTTAAATCTCCATTGGCAGGAAACGTTTCTTCATTGTACTTCGTTACTGTTACATTCATCCAGACATAGACTGGCACTGGACGATTAAAACTTATTGCATGAGTGTAACCAGCACTATCGCTTACATCCAAAGTAACTGAGCCAAATGTAGCAATTCCAGCGGCTTTCACTCGAAAGATTTCATCAGCAATAGCTTGTGGATCACCACCATAAGCAACAATCTCAATACTATGCGGCTCTCTACCATCAGCGTCAACGAAATCATTCTTATTTTCATAGACCGATACACTAATAAGTCCAAGTATATTCTGTTGTAGGTTTGCTTGTATAGACGGTAAAGTTGCTGCACCTAATCGATAAACACCAGTTGTATAACGTTGTCTTAGTAGATCGTCAGTTTCAGTTAGTCTACCTGATTGGCCAGGAGAAACGTTGTATACACTATCCAGTCCTTCTCTAGTCGTAACAATCTGGGTGACACTACCAATTGGAATGGCCATAGTGCCATAATTCTCAGCCATTACCAATCCAGTGGCACCGATCTTTAATTTAGATATACCAATAGAGTGAGTAGGCTGGAAATTTATCCCGTCAATGCGATAGACGCGAATTGTATGAGCGTCTTGCTCAATAATATAATTCGCAGTAACTAGCAACGGTGCAAGATGACCAGCGATACTTACGTTAGTATCACCAAGGATACAAGTATAGTTAGCAGTAACTGTTAGTTCACCAGTTTTAGTAAGCGTAATGGAATAAACCGAGTCAATAGTTGCAGTATCAACTGATAGAGTAATATCACCAATAGCATTAGCGTCAATAACTATATCTTCTTGCAACAAAAAGTTTTCGCGGGTAGTTTCTGATCTAACAATCGTTCCAGTTGGTATCAAACTACCTTGCACACCATAGAAATTTACCCATACTAACGATTGTTTGGCAAATAGTCTTATTACTCCAGCGAAAGATACGGCGTGATCAAGGTTAACCCCATAAGCAGAAATAGGATACATAGCGTGATAAACAGCCTGCGCCAATTCCCAAACGGTGGCTTCCCGTTCCGCGAAAACATCAATAAACTGTCCAGTAATAGAGTCTGGCCTAGTTTCAAACGTCAAACCAGTTTTACTCTGTAACGAATCAATAATAGCTTGACGTATATCAACCAATCGCATACGGGAAAATCCCGTAGGCAATACACCATATTCCAACGGATCAATTAGATCAGACATTATGTGCAGTATCCAGTTTTACTGAATCTTTGATCGGACCATAGTCAGTTTGTGCAACAAAATTAACTGATAGTGTTCTCCTGGCGCGGTCCCATTCAATTATGAATGTTTCCAATCGTATTACATGTGGAACAGCATTGATGTGTGAGCGTAATATTGTCTCTACAGTAGTTAGTCGAGGGTTCTTAACAAGTATTTCCTCTAGATATGGCACTCCAAATGTTACATCTAAGAACCATTCACCAAGAAACGCCAGTAGCGTTATTCTGATTTGTTGCGCTACCTTATCCGCACCATTTATCGGAAAGATAGTATGACGAATTACTTCTGTAACAGCTTTATCAAGCTGATCCCACAATGATTCTTCGTTATCCCATTTACTTTCATCATTATCCCACAACGATAATGCTTGTGGTGGTGGTTTCGGTAACGCGGGAAACCACATATCATGGTCTGCCCGCGATAGTGCTATATCGTAATTACCTTGTGAACCGCTCATCCTAGTGGTGGTCCCGATGTTTCAACGCCAGTTCTCACATTAGTATGTTGATGGTTCTCTAGCACAAAACTACGTTCTGATGTAGATACGTTAATGGTGCTACCTACCAAGCCGATGTTACCCTGATTGTCAACAGTAACGCCAGTAGCACCATTACTGAAAGTAATCGTTCCAGTGTTGCCATCGATCCGCATACTACCTTTATCGTTACCAAGTATAATCGTGCCATCTGGCATAATTCGCAACTGTGCTTTATTAAACTTCAATACAACGTCGTTAGGATCAGCGGCAATACCACTAGGCTGACAACCGGGTATTGCAACGCAATCAGAAAGATCAAATTGCCTAGGATCATCTGGCATTTCCTTATTACCTGACAACCACCCTTCTAATGATCGTTGTTGAAACGTTAGCATAACGCCATCGCCAGGTTTTATTGGCATGGTAAAAGTAGAAGCTCCCCCGCCACTAGCAGTCCACAACAATGGTACTTCTACTATTTGGGGAGCATCTAGGCTTTCATCGTTAGCCAATCGTTTCGGCAAATCCGGCTTAACAACTGCACGATTTGTTGCTGGATCATAAGATATGATTGTTCCTGGCACAGAGGTATTAATCTCTGACAATGCAGTTTCTAAATTAGTTTGTGTAGTAGAAACATTACGATCAAACATTAGTCATCCTCTCGCAGCAACATCTTGCTTTAGTTTTTTAATGCGCTCTTCAACATCAGTTAAATCACGTTCAATATCTTGACCTCTCTCCGGTGCCGCATTTTCTTTAGTCTTTTTATCATCAATTGGTTTTGCTGGGTCAACTAGTTTTAATTCACTTTGCCAATCACCTTCATGACTATCGCCAGTATGTGTTATATCCTCGATACGAAATACACCTTCTACTGCACGCGCTTTCAACATAACTCTGTCGCCAGGATTTAACATTGGCATAAGTAACGTTCTTACTTTCCAACCATCCCATTGTTTCTTCGGTTCTTCTGTTTTACCTTTCTTTTTCTCACCACCACTAGCTTCATCTTTGGCTTCTCGTTCCGCTTCCGGACTACCAATCATACCGGATGACGAAGATATTTCAATTTCTTGTCTTGTAGTAACCATGCCTTTCTCAAGTACTTGCATATTACCATTTTGTATTGACCATTCTAGTCCAGTGCCACTAACTACTTTATCCATCAGTGTTCTAGCAGAACCATAGTAAGACAATCCATTAGTCCAAGTTCGTTCTGGCACATCACTAGGCATAGTTAACGGGATTTCCATCTTCTTAGCCACATCAGTAATGATTTGTTTGGATTTAACACCTTTGCCATAGCCAACTGATATTGTAGTATCACGAATTTCTTGCTGACCATCTCCTAGTTCCATCTCAGTAACAATATCTGGACCATCAAACTTTGTCCAAGCATAAGTAACGTTGCCTGAAAACAACATTAATGGTCCCGCATCCTCTGAATAACCCGCTGACAATACACAACGAGTATCCGGCCTTTCTATTTCGGCTCTAGTAGACTTACGCAAATTCCAGATTTGAATTTTCCCACTGTTAGGATTCTTCTTAGCAGTCTTTTGTATCGAAAAATTAATACGCAAATTGGTTATCTCAATACCTTTAGTCTGGCCTTTCTTACCAATCTTCAAGATGTATACACGATCAAACAGCATTTGTATAAACTAACGCTTCTTCGGCTGTTGCATAGATAAGTTGATACACGCCAGTAACAAAACCATCTCTTGGTGGCGGACCATTAACATATCTAGTTCGTACAATCTGTAAGTCTCCTGGCGGCATGTCGGGGTATTGAAATGCTCGAAACAGTGGATAATTCACCACCGCACAAATACCATCAGCCAACGTTACATAAGACGAATTGCGAACACCAATCTCCCAATATCCACCAGTTTCGTTCCAGTCAAGTATTATATAATATAGTTCATTATCAAGCACTGCCTCAACAGCTTGACTATTCAAATCATCAACTTGAATACGGATCATCGTGTTAAATTAGTCCATGCTTCGGCCGGATTAGCTGTAGTGCCACCATTTGTTGCTGTCCATAACACACTATCATCGGTCGGTGGACCAAATGATTCTTTACCCGTTTTAGCCCCAGTATTACGGGCAGTTTTACCAGCTTTACCTTTCGCTCCCGTAGCACTGGCATCACCACTAACTTTATCCGGTGGCAATTCCGTTTCTTTTAGTGCAACTTTCTTTAGTTTCCTTAGATCAGCATTAATATCAAGCCAATTTCCACCGTCAGCACCGTTACTTCTAGTAACAGAAAGACTAGTAAATGCCATGTCTTCATAGACACCCAATCCAGTATTAACCTTCACTGGTTGTCTGGCTTTATGCATACTGCGTAATTGATCCACTGCATCAACTAGTTTGGAAATGCAACGACCGAAATCGAATGATAAAATTTGGCTGGACGATACTCTGCCAGTAATTGATAACTCTTCGTTACTTTGTGTGATGTGGTCACTAATTTCTTCGGTGCCATCCTCTACTGGATATTTCGTTACTTCAGACGGTAGTTTTAGGTTCTCACTAACAAGAATATCCAATGCAAGAAAGCCAACAGTTGATGGCCGAAATACTGTCATCGAAATCATTGCGTGCGCGCCTCTACTGCGGGCATTGAATTAGCCGCTTGTCTTGCCAGTTCACCTAATGCATCAGCGATACCTTGACGTATTTGGTTGTTAATCTGCAAACTAGGATCAATTTGAATTGTTACTGTATTTCGTTGATTAACCGTAGGAGTATTGTTGATTACTCCTGGCCCAGCAGCGGGTTGCCCAGGAGTTACTTGCCCAGGTGTAACATTTGGTAAAACACTAGTGCCAATCGCATTGTTAGGATTCCATATTGGTGTTACTTGTCTAAGTGGTGTTACTGATGGTGTTACTTGTGGAGTTGGTTGTCCAAAAACAACAGGTGGTGGTGGTTCTGGCAATGGTGCAGGTATTTGATTACGCAAATATTCAGGACCAAGCCAAACTCGTTCTAACAATCTGCCTAATAAACCAGTCCAAGAGCCAGTACCACCACCCGGCCCTTCACCGGGAATAGCGTTAGGAGCAGGAGGATTATTACGCAACCATTCTGCGTTACGTTCATCACTAAATGGTTTGTCTTCACCACCAGCAGGTCCAGCAAGTAATAGTGGTGCAAATCTTGCCATAAACCCAAGTAACCATGCCTTACCTCCACCTTTATCTGGCGTTTTTGTTTTAGGTTTACCAGCAGGTTTCTTTGTAGGTTTACCCTCTGCATCTAGATCAACATCAGGATTACTAACAGCTTCAACCGCTGCCTTGGTTGCTACTGATTGAGCAATGACTTTTATTAGAGAATTAATTAGTCCGGTAAACGGAATAAGATTCCATAGCTTAAATGCCGCCGCGATACCTGTAATAGTTACTCCAAGTAATACTAGAGTTGTATCAATATCGGCAAACGATGCTTTCAGGTTCTCAAATGCACCACCGAAATCACCACTAAATAGATCACGTATCATTCTGAGAGGCGCCAGTAGTGGCGAGTCCTCAAACATCTTAGACATTTTATCTTTGAATTCATCGAATGGGCCAAGCCATTTGCCCATTAATGATCTACCGCCACGCATCCAAACCATTATATCTTGGATGAATAGAATAGCGCCAGCAATAGCAAGTCCAACTAACACCCATTTAGCAGCAAGTAAAGCCGTCGCAGCGGACGCTTTACTCATTGCTGTTAATAAGGTATAAATTAATGGTATCATTTTGGCGCCAATTACAACGCCAGCAGTAATGCCAAGTAGTTCTAGAAGTTTGTTGAGTCCTCCTACCTTTTCAACAACTTTATCGAAACCATCAAAGACTAAATCTGTAAAGTAAACAATTGCTTTTGCAACTGTTCCCGTTACGTTAGCCATTTTCCAGATTTGAGCGGATAATTTAGCCGCTCTATTCCAGGCATAGGTAAAAGCTTCACCTAATTTAATTGGTCTATTTTCGAAATCTTTACTTAAAACCGCATCTAATTTACCTAGATGCTTAAAGAAAAACTCGGCACTTAGTGTGCCTTCTTTAGCCATCTCTTCTAATTGAGTGCGCGTCTTTCCAGAAGAACGTTCTAATGCATCAACAACATCTCTGGCATTATCAGCAAGTAAACCAAATTGTCTAAGTCCAATCCTGCCCATACGAAAGGCACGATCAAGCGTAGACATAACATTGCTAATTTCTTCTGGACTAGCGGCGCTCAACCGCAAGCCTTTATACAGATTTTCAGTAGTGTTAAGTAATGTTTCCTGACTTACGTTGAGTTCTTTACTTTCATTCAAGAATTCTTTATAGGTGCCCAATGCATCAGTATATGCAATACCAGTTGCTTGGGCAATTTTAAAGATTCGCTCTTGGGCAGCGGCAATATCATCTCCTGGCCGCGCCATCCGATTAAGCTGGTAGGAAAGCTTATTGATTTCCTTACCAGCACTAACTAAACCATCAACAAGTTCAAATACTTTATCGGCCGCAAAGTATATGCCAAATAGTTTCCCTACAGCCATAATACTTGACTTTAGGGAATTTACCTGAGCATTCACTTGATTCATTCCAGTAGTCTGGAATTTCACAAGTGTAATGAGTTCCCGCACCATCGCCATTAGTTTTTGCTCCTGGCGCGGTCATACTCTCTACGTTCCGCAGCAGAACGCATATCTAATAGCGCATTTAACTTCAACAAATCGATAATATCAACATCTCCGGATTTTACTTCAGATATAGACACTAATCCTTCAAGTATTGGCCTCCATATAAACAGTTCTTCAACGAAATCTTCTCGCAGAACCCCTATTGGTTCTCCACCGCTGGAGACTGGACCATCCCAAAAAGGTTTCTGCTTTGCGTAAAAAGCTTCTCGTAATTATACCTCAATACTTCAATAACTAACATAAGTGTATCGGATACATCATCACATGCTAGATTAATTGTTCCTTCATCGAGACGAATTGGAGGATCAGAACCAATAGACACCGATACATAATCAGGATTTAGCACAGTTTTAACTAACGCAATTAACGACTTTCCGTCAAGGTTCTTGGAAATCGTTTCAACAGCTTTCATTGCTGCATCCATGCCAGCGTCTCGATCAGTATTATCTCTGGCTTCAAAGAATGCAGCAATTGATGGCAAGAATTTCTTCTGTACCTCTCCTAATATCTCCAGCGCTAGAAATGGATCGTAACGTCTTATGTAAAACTTATTGCCATTATCCAGTTCGAATTCGAAACGTTTCCCTACAACCGCCACAAATTTACTCCTACACTAGATAGACAGTTGGCGCTCCCGTTTCAATTTGCCACGCTCTAGTTGCGATTTCTTTACTAAATTCTACGTCAGCGGGTTTAACAACCCAGGCTTGTGACGCCATAAACAACGTTTCGCCACACAAATCTTGTACCATGATCGGACCAATGGTTCCACCACAAGTTAGTGTATCCATCTGGAACAATCCGGAAAGATATAGATTAGCTGGACTGGTTTGTTGCAACGAAATCGTTACAGTGCAACGGCGATCAGTATTAATGGCTCGCGCAATTTCACCATCTGCGCCAACTTGGGTCACGATACCATCCGCAGTCATTGCGATATTTACAAATGTTCCGTCAGCAAAGCCTGACATTGGAAAGCCATTCATAATAACAGTGACTCGGCTGGGATTATAGGTTTTTACGCTAGCCATTTAGTGTATCTCCTATGCGATTACTGGAACGGAACCAACCGGAAGAGTTTCGTAAGTCAGCGCACCCTTGATTTCTACTACATGAATTGCGCCAGCAAGTCTTGCAGTAAAGTATACATCTTGTAGTACACGACTCGCCTTTTGGTTAGGCGAAATGTTTACTGCAAGTGGTACTGATGTAGTAAAGCTAGGAATTAGTTCGCCTTCGTTATTGACTTCAACCGGAGCAATACCGCCACGCTCTACACCAAAGTCAAGTGCTGCTACTAGATCGGAACGAATTATTCCAATGCCAGGATCAGTATAGGGAATGCGGTTGTCCACCATACGCTGGAAAATTCGCACTTTGATTTCTTCACACAACCAATCGCGGAAACGAATTACATCGATCCATTCACCACCAGCAACTTTACCGTTTTGTGTAATAGAAACGTTACGAAACGGCTCGAAAGTATTACCGTTCTTGTCGCGCACGTTCTTAGACAACGTTTCTGTTAGTTTGTTATAGTTAACTGCTTGTAGGCGTTGATTAGCCCACGTCTCCTGGCCGGGGTATTTGGTGAAACTCTTGACTGCTATTGCAACATCAGGAAAGTTGCCAATGTTAGTGTCATACCACCAAGCAGTGCGGAAATAGTTACCTGCCATCAACAAATGAGCAACTGAAGTAGTATCGCCAGCCGGTGGACTAGAGTTAAGCACGTTACTTAGCACAGTAACGAATAGTTTTTCGTTAGCTTCCGTCCATGCTGCGCCAGCAACTACTTTCGTTTCGACATGTTCAACGTTACACCAAGCATACCAGTCGTTATTTTCTGCTTTAATGAGATTAAGATCAGCAGTAGGATCAGCAACACCAGTAGACAGACCAATATAAATCTGTGGTAGTCTAGGTATCTGTGAAAATGCAACAAGTGCGGCTTTATACATCGCACTGGATGTAGCTACACCATAAAGATCAACCAATTCTTGGGCATCAGTAATGATGCCCACTTTGGCTCCACCAATTGGAGTGAACGTCCCATATAGAAGCAGGTCCGAAAACGTGTTTTGTGCAATACTCGCAGTTTGTAGCGAGATTTGCACATTAACGATACGATCAATATTGGCCATAACTTATCCCTGTGGTGTTGGTTCGATCCAAGTTGGTCCAGTAACAGAACAATCTTCTTGTTTATCTGTTATACTACCAGTATAATTGCCATGCGTTTCCACTTTGGCAATATCGTATAGATTTTCAGTATAGGACTCGGTATAGAAGAACTCAAATTGGTATATACCGCGTCCCTCAAATTGCGATGCATTAACAATTTCAGGGACATAACCAATAAACAGTCGTTGTCCTATAGAAACATCTAAAGTGGTCTGAAACTCCACCATACTAGTAGCTTGCAGAATTAGTGCAAGAGTATTAACGGTAGAAAGTGATTCAATACCGTTATAAACCTGTAAATCTATAGTAGCTTTGCGCCAACCATAGACCGTTTCGTTAAAATTAGCATCTGTCGGACCAATATAGATCACATGATCCGGTATTTCTACATTTGTTACGTTTAGTGATATATACGGCTTCTTAGGCCGTGGCATATTTTGATTAGCAAAGATAACAGGCCAATTTGGTCCCAATCTCCTGGCGGATTCCGCTATCAATTGATACAGTTTATCAATCATTATGGTGCATTATCCAATTCCATCTGCTCTATTGCCTCACAAGCATAATATCGCCAGTGTGACACTTGTGTAGAACGGGAACGGGATAACATCGTAAAGTCTGCTTCACCAAATAACAAGTATTGTGATCCATCATAGATAAATAAGTCTCCTGCGTAACGTTCACGGCCAGGAGAAATCTCTTGGTTAGCACATCGTAGTCGATCATTGGTGTATATTTTGATGTATCTACCGGCTCGCCGTCCATATGGAGTTGCCTCTATTGCACTTTGATCGGTCGGCCGAATTGCTTGTACTGTTGCCATAACAGTAATCGTTACACCAGTATCATCGGCAAGTATATACTTGCCATTAATAATCTGGCCAATATCCCGCTTAATTACAGTAAATGGCATACGAAACGATGTGGTCATACACCGCACATCCAGCGTAGATGCCAATCAAACTGATTGAATGTAATCTCGCCAGCGCGCCATTTACGCTCCATTTCTTTATTCAAAGCTATCATTCTACTTCATACCTAACAGCTTGCACCATTCTACCTTGATCGATTAGTGGTGAACTAGAACCCTTCATTGCAACAGTTTTTGGTGAATTAGGCACTGCCCAATTCTTCGCATCTCTAATGGTTTTCTGTATCCACGATTGATACTTAGCCCCAATGTTCTTCAGCACAGTATCATCAGTAACTTTACCATCAATCATGCGACCAACTAGAAAATGCGTAAATTTCTCTAGTTGACCACTATACAAATCATAAGTAGTAGACATGAACGGTCTAGCCGGTGATCGTTCAGTGCCAAATTCATTGTATATAGCGTAATCAACCACAGAAGTATCTTCGGCTTCTTCGTTACCCATTAGTCCTATTTTAACAGAGCGACCGCGTAACGACTTAATGTCAAGCTCAATACGTTTGAATCCGTGATCTTTGTCGATGATGCTGATTGGCATGGATCACCAAATCTAGTTGTTATTGCGCCTCTAGCACAAATGCTCCATAGTCTATTCCAAGCATCCCACGGATCAGATGATGGTCGTTTTGACTGTGAACCTGTTCCGTCACTAGCTGTTAAATCAGCATAAGTAATAGCAATGTCGCCTTCCTTTTCGGAAGTAATTGGCCCCGATGTAGTAGCTACTTGTTGACCCGATGATGTTTCTTTCTGCACCGAAATAAGATAAGCCATGAAAAAAGCTTGCGCTAAATTAGCTCGATTTGTCGGAAGACACCATGGACGGGCATCATCCGACAATTGCAAGAGTGCATCGAGCATTTCCGGCGGTATATACGCCGGATTTTCGGGATCAAAGTATTGCGGATAGAAGAATTTTAGTAATTCCGTTACTTCATCCCAATAGTCCGGAACGGTTTCACTCACGGCGGCGGAGCTTCCGGTTCTTGTGCCTTAAACGTAAAGAACTCGCCATACTTACTTTGTTCAATAGTATGTTTCTGCACATCGTTAACGATTTGCGGAACTTTAGGCAACAAAGTAAGATCGCCGAATATGAATGTGCGCGAAGACATATTCGTTACTTCATAATTCAAACTAGTAGTTTCATATGGTGTAGCTTGATCACTCATTCTTGTTAGTTCCCTGTTGCGGACGCTGTTGCGGATTCTGCGGCTGGACTGGTCTTTGTTGAGCGGGTGGCTGTTGGTCTTTGGCTTGTTCTTGTTCCGCGCGCATACCTGCCGGAATTGTTGTATTTTCAAGCAAGCCATCTGTGATAGCTTGTGCAATTGTTTCGTTAGCCAAAGCTTCATCGGAGATTTCCGTTGATACTCCTGGCGGGATCATGGTGCCATCATGCGTGTTAATAAGCCGCTCTGTCTTATTCATAACAGTAGGCATGTTACTTTCCTTTTCTACTAGGCAATTGTTTCGTGCCGCGTTTCTTATCGGCACTACTCCATTCTTTAGCTACACTCTGCGAAATACCAGCTTTCTTAGCAAAGCCTTTATTATGCGCGGCGGCACGCATAAATTTAGCTTGGGCTTTGCTTTTACTTGGCATTAGGTAGTTAGCGCAGACAGTAGTGCAAGCGGGTAAAAGATGTTTACACCACCAGAACGAGCTACGCAATCTGTAACGATTTCCAGATTACGTGCTTCCGGAGGAAGTTGCGCGAACGGCATAACATATGTGTGCGAGATGTTATCGGCACTGCGCTCATACAACAAGCCCAAATCTTTAGTTCCGGAGGATGCAGCGTTAGTAAGTTCCCAAATATTCTCTACCGTAATATTCGGGTAATTAGCACGAAACCACATCATTGGCGTAACCATACTACCCGCCGCAGTAATGAATTTAGTACTAGCGGCAGTATAAGCTTTTGGTGCCAATTCGAGATGGGTTGGCGCGTGCGTGCCTTTAGTTTGGTTCTGATAACCTGTTACCCAAGCGATAAGGTTTTGTAGTATCTGATCGCCAGTTAGTCCACCCCAATCGCCAGTAACAGGCAATACTTGTACAGGAACGTTCGGATGCGTAAACAATCCAAACAAGTTATACATAGTATCGCCATTTAGCTTAATGGACATAATCTTAATGTCCATTGCTCTCCTGGCGGCAGCGGCTTTTCTTGCATCTAGTCCAGCACCAGTAGCACGACTAGCACGAAGCTCGTTGATATTATAACCGTAACTATCGCCAAGAGTCCTAACAGAAACAGATCGCGATATCGTTCTGACATCAGCGCGCGGGAGATCGTCCGCATAGTTAGAAATAACTTTCGCCATGCCAACCATATCGTACGCATATTGAGTTACAGTTTCAGCCCATTCGGGCACACTAGTATCATCTGGTACTAGTGCATCAGCATTTGTTCCGGGTAGTTGCCGATCGTAAGTAGCAGTCCTAACATAATCTAGCTGACGGGCTAGAAAAATCGTATCGGCATCCTCACGAAAGTTATTCCTAACAATAGGCGCGTTAGCTAGCATTCTAACATCTGAATCATCGTAACGAGTATGGTCCATCGGTCCAGGCATAACTAATTTCCCCTAAATGCGGTTTATACGTTAGGATTGTGTAGTTCTACAACCGCTGCAAGCGTTGTAGTTACACCATCAGCATTGAGCAAGCTAATAGCTTGCGAACGAAATACCGCATTCGTTACTGCAACGCCTGTAGTATTAAACTTGCCAGTAACAGCATCGGCTTTACATGCAGCACCATCAATAACGCCAGTGCCAGAATCAACCGCTGCCCATACCCGACCGCGAGTTAGTACAGATACCGCAGTCTTATCAGGATACTGGCCCAGATAACCATAAATATGATCATGTAGTGCAACGCCAACGCCAAGTGTAGCACTTGCACCATTCTTAATAGTCATGGCACCAGCGCCAGTTCGTTGCACTGCGACACCAATGGTAACACCTAGTGCTGGATCACTCGCAGCAAAAGTGTCAACATTGTCATCCATACTGTCTTCTTTCATTCCAACAAAGGCCGGGGCCATGTAGTTGGAATAGACATTATTACTGATCGAGAATGACATTTATGCGGCTTCCTTTTCACCACGGATGCGAGCAATCATTCTCGCTCTTGCATCATTTGATTCTGCACCAGAATGACTAGTAGCATCTTGTTTCGCTACCGTCTTACCCTTTTGTTCGGCAGTCTTGAAGTTTTTAGTGTTAGCGATAGTAATGTCGTAAGCAGAGTTCACGTAGTCATCGGAACGATTAACGAAATCCAGATCGTTACCAAGCTTCTTAATGATCTGTTCCTTAATAGAACGATCACTGCTATCGCCATCAAACTTGATAGACAGTTGCTCGGCATGGTCTTCTAGCTTAACGCGATCTTTAGCTAGTGAACGTTCTAGCTTAATAGCGTTATCGTGTTCTTTCTTTTCAGTAACAAGTGCTGCCTTGGCAACATCGAGTTCTGCTTGCATCTGATCAAACTTAACTTGCAACGACTTCTTTTCGTTAACAAGTTCGTCCCACTTTACTACCACTTCTTTAGCGGCAGCATACTCAAGTCCGTTATCGAAACGGATCTTATCCAAAGAAACTTCAGGCATATCATCCTCCGTAGGAAATGAACTTTTATCGTCACTGTCTAGTCTAATTCTTGCGTTACCAGCACGACCTTTATGAACAACTGCTAGATGATTGTAACGAATTCCACGTTGTACTACATCATACTGTTGTCCGTTATACTCGCCAGGAGTTTCGTCAATTTTACAGACGTAACCTAACGAAAGATCGCGTTTGTTACCGATTTTCTTTACGTTATGAATTACTATATCAGCAACGACATTTTCTTCATCCAGTTTTTCCCCGGAAGACATTACGTTTCCAACAATAACCCCATCTAGGTTACTGTCAGTAGTTAGGATGCCATTGTGCCCATCAGTGATAGGTATAGCACGTAGAGAGTTGAGACTTTCCGCATTGAATACTTCATCATTTGGTCTATATTCGCGTACTATCTTACCTTTGCCGTCATGATATTTGAATATACCCGCTCGCGTAATGACTGGCTTATCAATAATCCAGCCTTCCGCAGTCACATCGGCTTTTAGTTCGATTACATCATAACGAACTGGCATTATGGTAATCTCCAATGACCAACTGGCCCTAAACCAAAAACTATACTAAGCAGCATGATAATAAATATCACTCCAACAATGACTTGTGCAATGACATTGAATGGTGGATCTAATGGTATATACCTAAGCACATAGAAAATCGCCCCAAACACTAGAAACAAAATCAATATATAAATAAGTAAATTCATTCTACTTCTTCTTCCAGTAATGAAGCTTCATAAGCAACGAATTCAGGTAATACTGGTTCTGCCCAGCAACGACATTGATAATCTTCTCCTGGGTGGTTGCCATCCGTTTCAAACGGCGGATTATCCCAAGTAAAGAATTTACCGTCTACTTCACTGTGAGAGTCCCTAACTCGTTCATCACCAACAGTTCGCCAGATGTAACCAGTTACGCCCATGTCCAATTGCCGTTCTTTAGTCAATTCGCCAGTTAGTTTAGCTACCTGATCGCGCGCAATTAGTTTCGCTCGACTATCGGATACATCTGTGCGATCCGACATAATATCAAAGATCGCAGCAGTAGTATCTTTAACGTTAGTGCCGTCAATTAGTGCTTGTCTAGCTTGTTTCGCTATCTGATAACTGGTTTTGAACGGAATATCCTTAATCAGCAATGAATTGTTACGCGACCAATTTTGTAACAGTGAGTGATATTTCACTGGATCGTCTTTAGTCGGATCAACACCATACTGCGAGCGAACCAATTTCTTCCATTCAGCCTTATTATGCTCATTTACATTAGGTCCAACTCGTAACATTTCCTTAATTGCTTTGTTAGTATGTGGTTTCATCCCTTTAGCAATTCGCATCATTACTTTATTGAGTCGATCCTGCCAGCCAGTATAGGCATCATATCTAACTTCACCTGTTGGCAAATCAGTATTAGTAGCCTCTGCGGCCATTTTCGGCACATGAAACGACATTTGTTGTTTTAGTAACAATTTTAGTTGCAAATTCATATTGAGTAGAATCTGCTTATAGGCATACTCCTGGCCGATCGGATACGCCATAGGTGTTAGTTTTCTACTACGTGGTCGTTTCATCTTGTTCTTCTTCCGAAACTTCCATTTCGGCGTTATCTACTCCTTCCGCATAGTCAACGTCACCCTCTATAGAAGGCAATTCGTCACTAAATTCATATTCACTGTATTTGTTAACAACAATTTGTCTTACTTCTTCAGGTGTAATGATACCATTCATCATCAAAGTCATTAGCATAGTTACTTCGGTATTATTAGCTTCTTGATTCGTTTTATTAGTAGTTGCGACATCAATTTCACTTGGCGCCCATAGTGGATTGAAGACAATATGCCAAGTATCGGGGATTTTAGCGGTATATGCACGTTGTATATACAGTAGTGCGGTGATTTTTTCTAGACATGGTTTCGCTATTACGTTTTGTATATGAGAAACCATACCATAGTAAGATTCCAGATCGCCAGCGCCAGTAGCGTTAAGTCCAGTCGTTGATTTTCCGAAAAGAATGACAACAGGAATGTTACTACTAGCAGAAAGTGCGGTCTGGTATTCTTGTATGACCGATTGTACACCATCTAATCCTAGATTTTCTATAGTATAACTATCTTGCTTATCCACAACAACAGAATTAAGGTTACCCCTAACCAAATCAACAAGATTAATACGTTTTGAAACAATATCGTCAGCTTGTTCGGCGAATAAATCGCCCAAGCCTTCCATTGCATAAATACCTTGTTGCTTACGCTCTAGTAACCGAATTGTCCATTGTAGTGCTTGATCGTAACGAGATAAATCATCTAAACAACCTTCTAGTGCAGATCGTCCAATCCAATTAAGTCCGTTACGAATTGATTGTTTCAGTGGTAACGGATCGCCACCCATAAATACTAATCTAGTTTCATGCACGCGAAACGTGCCTGCTCCTGGCGGGGTTAGATCGAAATATTCTAGTTGCCCGAATTTAATAAGATCGTTTATGTCAGTATAATAACGATCAGTTGCCTTTATGCAAGTAATGTCATACACTTTTAGTTCAATTATTTCATCTATAGTATCATAGTTCAATGGCGTATCAAATTCACCGCCATCTTTGACGATGATTAGTATAATCGCGCCACCGTATAGACGAGTCCACCTAACAGCATCAGACATCCGAGTATATACAGATAGTCTATCAAACTCATCGTATATACTACCCTCTTCATCTCCTTCTATAATTAGTCCACGCTGGAAACAATCATCAGCGGGCCGATCAATGATCTTTTGTGCTATTCCACTGCCAACATAAATATCAGCATAATCGTAATAACTGAAACGACTAGCCCAAAAACGTTCTAGTCCTCTGCGCCAAGAGCCGCCTTTGTAAAATGTGCTAGATGTACGATCTAGGCCAGCAGTATTCAGTCCAGACAATAAATTCTGGAAACCGTCTTGTCTGGACTGAATTGCGTTCATTACTTGCGATACTTCACGCCAGCAAGGCCCATTAGTCCTAGGCCAAGTATTGCCAATGCTCCTGGCTCGGGCACATCAGTACCAGTGCTTGCACTAACAACACCAGCAAAAGCGGCAGTAAATCCATTGATTGTTGCGCCATCAATAGAAAGCACTGGCGTTAGATTAGTAAACGCCAATGAAAAACTGCTAGGTGGTTGCAGATCAATCGCCGGAATAATATCGGATGTGAGTGTTAGTGCATCCGGTGGATTGTTTACATTTACAACTAGTCCCGGTCCACCAAGGGCACCAAACGCTGCATCATCAAAAACACCTGTGAGGTAATTAGTGCCTCCACAGTTAATCGCGGAAGTAAAACAAAACGTTCCGTCATAGTGCTGAATTACCGCACCACCTACCTGTACCGCAGCATCAGTGCTAGTAGAATTTAGGCTGAAATAAGTAGTTAGCGCACCACCACCGCCAAATGTAGATACATTTGTAACGGCATCGTCAATAACAATGTTGGTAGTAACACTGTTATCGGTAGCTACTACTGTATTAGTAGGCGATACTTGCGAGAAAGCGGCAATAACCGCAGCGTGTGCTCCTGGCGCGAGCACAAACATACTAATTGCTGCCGTTGTTGCTAGTAGATACTTTAGCATATACGTTTTCCCCTATTCTGCGAGTGCTAATCGTCTAGCATGGTCACTGACCTTGCTAGCTAGTTCAAGAAATGCACCACTAGATGCATCAACATAGTCATCGTGACTACTATCAGGAAAGTTTTCCATTTCCGTCAAGTAATGATCATTCCAAGCGCCAGCTACTATATCAACGTTGTTAGCTTGCCATTGTGCAGATAATGGTTCTGCTCTTGTAACTTTAGGGCCAGTTTCTCTGACCGCTTTTACTTTATATCCAGACAGAAATGATATAAGGCTAGACGCTTGGTCTTTGCCAGCTTGTCCAGGGTCTTGCGGAATTATTGTAGTTAGTGATCGACTCCTGGCGTGATCCTGCGAAAGTATGTTACGAATTACTTGACGTATATCACTGGCATTTTCGCGTAAATTAATACCATCGGCAATAACAAAACGACCGTTTTCTCGTTTACCCATCAAAACAGATGCGGTAGCGTCAGGACTAGGATTAGCTTCACTAATAGTGGTTGCAGCTAAGTCCCATTTACGCACCCAATTCTTTACATCTGTTGGAATTGCAGATAGTATATTCACCTTTGTTTTAGGGAAGTAACTACCTGCTTGTTCTTTGACTTTCCAATTACCGTTTAGTAGGCGTTCCCTGTCTACTCGCCCCATTATCATTAAGTTAGCCATATACCCAGGATCGTTGTCCATGAGTATTTTATTGTCAGTTAGCTTACTAGGAATAAATGTTAGAGACTTAGGTTGCAACATCGGGTATTTATCAAGCAACGCCTGGCGGGTATCTGCCCAATGTAGCGTATCATCCATTCTTACAAAGTAACGAACTATGCCACTACGTTCTTGTATAGCGTAACCAGTATCCTGATTGATCCACCATTCAATTAGTTTCGCCACCCAACTATCCGCATCCGGATTAGTTGTTGCTCTTAAATAAGGTCTGATAGCACTAACACTGCGATTACGGGATAGCATATACCAGAATTGGCGTTCAGTGAAATGCGTTAGTTCATCGTAACCAATAAACGGGATTTGCGAACCTTGCCAGGATAGCAGATCGCTATCACTAGACAAATGATTAAACGCTACTGAAGCGCCACTAGCAAAAGTCCATTTCGGATACGGACTAGACATAGGCGTAGCATCTAGTTGACCGTATATACCAAAACTAGTATCGTATAAACCGCCTTCGGCTCTTACTTGAATTGCTTGTCTTCTAAATATTACGCCACCGAAATCTGGATTTTCCATATGTCGGCATGGTTCTAGTAACAAAGCGTAAGATTTACCACCGCCAGCCGCACCACCATAAATCGCAATATCCGCACGCGATGCTAGAAACATCGATTGCGGCCCCGGTTGCGGCATTATCGCGTTACTAGTGTCTACGCCATCTAACAATTATGTTTCGCCCCCGATACTAGCGCAGATTTGCGCTAGTTACACATCCGCATCTATCACTTTACCTTCAGTAATAACACTTCTCCCGTTATCCGGCAGTATTACTACTTTACTTCTAGCACCACTGCCCACATCCGAAATAACAACTGATTGTCTAGGCTTACCGTAGGCTCGATTCCACAACATATCAATTGCACGCAATACAGTATCAGGTGGCGTTTCTGGATCGTCACGAATTGCACGCAATCTAGCTAGATTATCCGGCGTATCTAAACGACATTCTCTAATAACATCCTGTAACGCCCAAATCTTAGCTAGTTCTTGATGCGGTTCGAATCCGTCAGGCACCAATGTATTCCTTGAACCATACTAGTACTTCGGAACTAGTTCGCATTCCTTGGCCAGTATATCTAGACTTATTTGCCAGTAACCAATTTGACCAATTACTCTGTGTTATACAGTGATATCCAACTAACAGATCAAATCTAATGACTCCAACTAACACAAAGCATTTACCGCCAGATCGCTGCCATTTAGCAAGCCATGCACATTGCTCCTGGCGCAGATCGGACAGTAAGTAATAGTTGCTTAGATTAACAAACACCCTCTTTAGTTCGCAGGCTACTATTACACTGTTAGGCGTTTGTATTAGTCTATCAGGCCAACCGCTTTCAGTAGTGTTGTTAGGTATATACAGACTATATTGCTTGAATATCTTAGTAAACTCTTTTGCGATGTCTTTTTCTAGTGGCATTTCATTACTTTATTAACGTTCGGTTTCAGTGGAACACTCCAAGATACTGACTAAACCTTGTTATTACGCTCCCAACCGATTCGTTACGCTTAGTTCAAAAGAAAGCGGTTGCATACTGGGGTAGAAAATGCAACCGCAAGTGGTGTCTTCCATCTCCCCGCTCTCATCCATTTCGGGGAACGTATGCCCACATTATGGCATTGGCCATGGGCGTCAACCGCTAATTTCAAATTTCATTCCTCGATCACGAGTTTGTTACTGTTAGTTGCTCCTGGCGACGCTTCAGGTATTCAAGGTATGCAAGGTATGCGACATACCGGGGGGGGTCATTGTCTATAGGCGAAAAAACGTTGAAGCTGTAAAAACCCCCATACCATTTTTCGGCTATAGAAAGCAAACCTATTATTTTAAGCATACCTCCATACTTTTCCGAAAAAATTGAGTGATTTCATAGGCTTTCCAAGGTATGTTTACATGCCATCTCAAACATACCTTCACATACCTCACATACCTCAAAGAAACGAGCCGCCAGGAGAACGTTATTCTACTAATGATTCGATGAATTCATCCCACGGCACATTTCCTAAGTAATGATAATTATAGTTGTTTTCTACTTTGTCAGGATTTTTACGCCGAGGCACTAAAACACGTCGTTGCGGATTATCAATATGAAAATATCTTTTGAGTATTGACTTTATTTCACTACGGTATTTGCTCTCTTTATCACTGGAATACCAACTGTTAGCATCACCAGTTTGCAACCATTCCAATACATCATCGATTTTGATACCTTCTTGCCAACCATCAGCGCCAGGAGTGAAATAGACCGCACGATCTTTTATTCTCAATGTCCTAAGCAACAAGTAATAAAAATTGGGTTTAACTTCTTGTTGCTTAATCAATTGTTGTTGTAGTTCTTCCTCTTCTGTTGTTAGTTCTGGTGTTTCTCCATGATCCCACAAATACTTAGCTTGTGCAAATAATTGTGGAAACTCTGCTTCAATTGCTTCTCGATCAAATTTCGTTACTGCAATTGGAACGAAACGAGTTCCACCACTGGTGCCTAGGTAGTATTCCATTGAGTTAGATGTAACGATAAAGATACAACTTCTACCAATACCTTCGACATTATCAGCGTGCATACGTCGGAAATTATCATATTTCTGTGTAAGAAACGATTTAATCTGATTATCGTTACGCACACCAAGCCCGCCTGTATCTGGTAGTTCTACTACCATACGTCCTTCCAGTTTCCGACCTATTTCTTCTTCACTAGTATTCTTGTTGAAAGTAAATTCAAGGAAAAACTTCAAGTGTATATTCAACTTTTCTGCTAACCATGATTTGCCGATTTTCTCTTCACCTACTAATACAACAGTAGTACGAAATGGAAATCCCGGCTTAAATGATCGTGCCATAACACCGAGTAAAATCGCTTTCATTGCCAAACGTGATGCAGCAGCATCTCTAACACCAGCATGTCTATGTAATACATCGAAACGATCTTTACCATCCCATTCTTCTAATCCATTACTGAAATGATCGCGAACAACATTTATCCGATTGTCATTAGCAACAACATTTATAGAATCCTCCAATGTAATCCATCGCATTTCTTGATCAAAGAAATTAGCCATGTAATACTTCAACGCAGACTTCTGATATTTCATATCAGTTGGTAAATAAGATATAGAATTTACGCTTTTCTCTTTGTGTTGAATATGGTATTCCAATGTAAAAGCATTCTCCACTGAATAAACCCACGGTAATTTGTATTCGCCAAATACTTCAAAGTAGTTCTTATTGGTATACTCATCATATATAACTCGTAGATATTTGCTCTTTTTCAGTATTTCCACTAACGATTGTTGTGTTGGAGTTGGTTTACCTTTATCGTCTACAGTTAATTTAGGCGGATCATTTTCATCGATCCAATGTGGTTTCATTCGTTCTTGGCGCATCTTCGCCAGGAGATTCTGTACTGAACTGGCAATTTCACTTCTTATAAGTTTGATCATTCCTTTTGGGAAAAAGCCTATTAACGATTCTATTACTACATCATATTGATATTTGTCTTCTTCGAATTGTGCCGCCAGGAGCGGAATGACTTCGCCACGATTTTCATTGAACCATTGTTTCGCTGCCGCTTGATCACCAAACTTGCTTAATGAATCGATTATTTGTTGCAGTTCCGGTGACATTAGAATTCCCCTGTCTGATTATTATTAGCATCCATTGCGGCGATGCCTTTATCAACTGCCCAAATAATAGTTTGCCTATCTTTTTCAGGATCGCGATTACCATACCAATTACTACATTCTTCATATGCGCGATCAATTACTTCATCGCGTTCAAAATGACCTTGACCAACTAGTTTACCAAGTGGAATGCATTCAGTTATCAAGCCAGGATGCCGATAACCAATATCTAACAAACCTATTCTGTTATAGTGTGCATTGGCATTTAGGATAGCTCGTTCTTTGTTGTATACTATTTCGGGTGCGCCTCGCAGACTCCAATCATCAGTTATCCTAACATCCACCATTCCATTGTTTTTCCTAAGTATCGAACTTTTCCATACTACTCTATTCTTACCAGCAACTGGATCAATTCCCATTGGTGCCGCAGTATAGATTATCTGTATTGGATTAAGTATAGCAGGATCACTAACACCGTTAGTATCACCTAACCAGTTTTTAACATCAAGACCACTAACTGGTCTTGACGACCAAAAGAACATCCGCATATTTATTCCAGGCTTGAAACCATAACTCGCTGATGCTACTGCGAAATAATCACAACCCTTAAATTTATCGGAATTCAACGCCAGGAGTACACTCTGACTATCAACTAATACATCACCAGTATATTCACCATCTTTCCAGTCTATATCTAATACGAACCAATTACATTTCTCTAACACTAACGTTGCTTCATCACCATTAACTTTGCGGACTACTTTCCTAGCTTTACTAGGATCTTTGATTCGTGCTCTAATGAAACATCTCTTTGGTTGTGTTAGCATACCAATACTCAATGCATATAGATCGCGTAAATCCGATAACTCGAATTCGCTAAAGTTAAAGTATTTAACTAGATCATAGGATTTCTGTGTGCCATTAGCGAAATTGGTCTTGGTCAGCACACCGCGACCGCACGCTTCCGCAATGATCACATGATTGTGATTGGCACTCGACTCATCATTAGTATAGATACGGTCGGACATGCACTAACTCCATATTAGTGTGATGCGAACAATTCCCTCCTGGCGCGAAATTTCCTGTCCCGTGCCAGGAGGGGTTGTCACCATACCGCCACATTACCCTTATCGAGAAATCACGATTTTGTCATCTCGATGATTTTGCAACGAGTTCGTAACGATGCCGATTGCAAATTTACAGTTATCCCCGGTTGATAAACTCTGGGTATTATGGGCCATTTGCTTAGTAGCCCACTACCAAGAAAT